TTCTTGGTCTTTTCATCTACACCCTTATGGGTTTCGACAGAGGATGGTGGTTATCGGACTAGAGATAAATGCGTCCGTAAACAAGGTGGTCAAGAAACATTTGAATGGGTTTGTACTGATGGAACTATAATCTATGTGGCACAATCAGAGAATATCAAGCAATGTTATACCTGTTTTTTAAAGAAGTTTAGTGACTGGACATGGGAACAAGAGATTAGAAGAGGTATAAGAGAAGACCCAAAGTATGTAACGTGTAGACGATATAAAAGAAAACAAGCTAAGAATGGAAAGCAAGTGTGTCTATATAAAGGAGCCAACAATACATACACCTTAGTTGTTGAGGGTCAATGTCCTGTGGAGTTTCAATGTAAATACGATCCTAACGGCAAAGAACCAAATATTGATAGTGTCGTTGACTCATTAAATGACAGTTTCAAATGAAGACACTAGTGTTTATTTTAGTAATATTAGAGGGATCAGAAATATATGACGATACTTTGCAATATGGGAGCATTGATAAGTGTAACTGGTACGCTAAGAAAATAAACTTTTACAATGAGAGACAAACAAGAAACACCTACTCAGCCTACTGTAAACCATTAGTGATTGAAAAGAATGAGGAATAATATTATAAATAGAAGAGATTGGAGGCTCTAATGGCAGTTGTAACACCAGACCTACCAGAGATATTTGAAGAAGCCTTTGAGAGAGCAGGTCTTGAAATGCGTTCTGGTTATGATTTAAAGACAGCTAGACGTAGCTTTCAGATATTAACATTAGAGTGGCAAAACAGAGGGATAAATCTTTTTACTATAGAATCTGGCACGTTATCTTTATCAGCAGGTACAGCCACGTACACTATGCCAACCGATACTATTGATATTATTGAGCATACGATTAGAACAGGCACAGGCACATCACAACTCGATACAAATGTTAGTAGAATAAGTGTCTCTACGTTTGCCCAAAAATCAAACAAGAATACACAAGGTAAGCCAACACAGATATTTGTACAAAGACTGGCAGGATCAACAACAGTAACGTTGCACCCAGTTCCAGATACAACGTACACGTTAGCCTTTTTTAGACTAAAGGGCATCGATAGTATTGCCTCTGGTATATCAGGAACCACAACAAGTCACGTTCCACCACGGTTTGTGCCATGTCTTGTATCAGGATTGGCGTATTACATAGCTATGAAGAAGCCAGAAGTGGCTGATAGAGTGGCAGGATTAAAACAAGAGTATGAGTTTCAGTTTGAATTAGCAGCAGGGGAAGACACAGAGACAGCATCTATAAAGTTTGTTCCCTATAACACGTTCTTCACGAGTGTCTGATGGCTTACGCTAAGGGAAAATACGCCTTTGGAATATGCGACAGAACAGGTTTTCGCTATCCTATAGCAGACCTTGTATACGAGTTTACCAATGGTAAAAGAAATGGTTTGAGGGTTGGAAGAGATGTGGTTGATCCAGATCATCCACAGAACTTTGTCGGTTTAATAAAGAGTGACGATCCTCAGTCCATAATTGATGCAAGACCAGACCGAACAGAGCCTTTAGAGGTAACTGTTGGTGTTGCTCAGTTTGACAACTTCGATTTAAAAATATCGCCAATCTTTGGTCTGGTTGGCATTGTCACGGTAACAACAAGCTAAGGAGATAAGATATGCCGATGAAAAGAAATAAAAAAGGTTATGTAGGTGGTGGAAAGATGAAAAAGAAAGGCATGGCTGCAGGTGGTAGAACCACTATGAAAAAGCAGATGATGCGTGGTGGTGGAGCTACTGGCATGAAGAAAAAGATGATGCGTGGTGGTGGAGCTACAATGAAGAAGAAAATGATGGCAGGTGGTGGAGCCACAATGAGCCTTGCCAAGATAAGAGCTGCTGCTAAAGCTAAGGGATACAAACTAACTAAAGTCTAAAATATGCCTTATCTACAAAGCAACATCCCACATTTTAAATGTTGGGTACGGAGGGAGTATACCCATAATCATCAGAAGTATCATGGGGAGTTCCTTCACGCTATGGCTATTGCCGTGACGACAATGCCAAATAGATGTCTTAGTTTTCAAGTTATATTTACAGGCTGTGAAACCGATGACACGGATGAGCCTAATGTACATGGTGGAGCAATGTGGGCTAGAATGCCAATTACGGCTTTAGTAGCAGATACTCCTGTTGAAGAGTGGGCAGAACCCATGCCTGTTCATTACGCACAACCGTGGGATTGCTCCTCCCTCAACCACGCTGTGTATGTTTTGGACAGGGCTACACCATGTCCTTGGTTAGCAAAGATAGGCAAAGACTTCTACCCTGCTAAATATTTATTTACTGTGGATTATGTAGAGAGTGAGATAGCCGATGATCCTGCACAACACAAGCAAAGTCATGTATTGGAGTTGTTAGATGCAGGTCAATGGACAGGTAATATAGTAGCACTGCCAAACAACAGAGTGCGTGTTACACACCCTGCATGGTTTGAAACAGGGGAAGGTCCTCCTGACTTCTTGCCATCACAGCATATACACTACTCTAAGTCGGATTTGGATTATGTCTTGGATGTTAACCAGATTTTTGATAATCTATACGCACCAAACAAGAGCAAAAAATGAATTATACAGAAATAACAAATGCTATCAAGGAATATACGGATAATACCGAAACTACTTTTGTTAATAATATTCCTAACTTCGTCAGGCAAACGGAAGAAAGAATATATCGATCTATTCTTATTCCAGAACTTAGAAAGAACGTAACAACATCGGTAACATCCAGTAATAGGTTTCTTGCTAAACCTACAGATTTTCTAGCTGTATTTTCTATTGCTGTTGTAGATGGCAGTAGTAACTACTCTTTCTTGCTACCAAAGGATGTAAATTTTATAAGAGAAGCCTATCCTGCTACAGGAACAACAGGACTTCCTGTGTATTATTCTTTGTTTGATGGAGACAACTTTCTTATAGCTCCAACACCAGATTCTGGATACACAGTGCAACTGCACTACTACTATGATCCACCATCTATCGTGACATCTTCCACATCTTGGTTAGGTGATAATGCAGAGGCGACTTTGTTATATGGCACGTTGGTAGAAGCTTATACATTTATGAAGGGTGAGGCTGATATAATATCATTTTACAAAACACGCTATGATGAGGCTATGGCAGGATTACAGCAACTTGCTGATGGCAGGAACAAAAGAGATAGTTATAGAAACGGTGAACCAAGGATAATGTAATGTTAATGGAACTACCCAAAACACCTATAGTCAATGTACACACAACGGAAAACAGGGGCTTTACACCAGAAGAGATAGCCAAGAGATGTGCTGATAAAATAGTAGAGGTAAGTGATACAGCTACACCAGAAGTCAGAGAACAGGCAAGAGCCTTCAAAGAACACCTAGAAAAAGTTATAGCGTTTTACATGAAAGAAGCTATAAAATCAGACAGAACAACTATCTACAACGCTATCAAAGATGCAGGTCAAGAACAACTTGCAGAACATATAAGGAGACTATAATGGCTATATCACAGGCAATGTGTACGTCTTTTAAAAAAGAACTACTAGAGGGAAAGCACAACTTTTTAAATAGTGGAGGTAATACTTTTAAATTAGCCTTGTATACATCAAGTGCAAGTTTAGGTGAAGGAACCACAGCCTACACTACAAGTAATGAAGTATCAGGAACAAACTACACAGCAAAGGGTGGAACTTTAACAAGAGTAGACCCTAGCATATCAGGCACAACGGCTCTTACAGATTTTACTGATCTTACATTCAGCAATGTAACGCTAACAGCAAGAGGAGCGTTAATATTTAATGAAGACACTACTGGTGATACATCTGTATGCGTTTTAGATTTTGGAGCCGATAAGTCGGCATCTTCTGGTGATTTTACCGTTGTATTCCCAACGGCTGACTCAAGCAATGCAATAATAAGGATAGCGTAATGGCATTTGTAATAGCAGATAGAGTTCGTGAAACAACAACGACAACAGGTACAGGCACAATCACCTTGGCAGGTGCAGTCACTAACTTTGAAACTTTTACTGCTAATCTATCTAATTCTGATACAACTTATTATTCTATTGTTGATAATACCAACGGTGCTTTTGAGGTTGGTCTAGGAACATTTACATCCTCTGGCACAACACTAGCACGATCAGTCATAGCAAGTTCCAACAGTAATAATTTGGTGGACTTTGGTGCAGGAACAAAAGATGTGTTTATCACAGTGCCTGCCAGTAAGATTGTTGTAGAAGATGGCAGTAACAATGTTGCTATAGGAGGCACAGTAACAGCCACTGCTTTTAGTGGCAGTGGTGCAGCTCTTACAGGTGTTGATGTAGTAAACGATACGAGTCCTCAGTTAGGTGGTAATTTAGACTTAAATGGTAATGACATCGTTACCACATCTAATGCAGACTTAGAGTTAGCTCCAAACGGCACAGGACACGTTACAGTCAAAGGTAATACCAATCAGGGAGCCATACAATTTAACTGTGAAAACAATAGTCATGGTCAGCTTGTCATAGCAGCACCTCATTCAGAAAGTGCTAATAATACGTTAACATTACCCAGTACAGGTGGTGATGCTCGACTAGTATCAACATCGTCAACGGCTACGCTAACAAACAAAACATTAACAGCACCTGTTTTATCAGGCTCGTCATCAGCAGCAGGGTCAATACTGTTTAAGGAAGACACAGATAATGGTACAAATGCTGTAACATTAATCGGACCTGCGTCTACAACAGATGTAACAGTTACTTTGCCAAGTTCAGCAGGAACAGTGGCGTTAACATCAGACATACCAAG